TTCCCGCTGGAGGAAGTTGCCGTTTTTATGGTGCTGATGTCAGTCGCCTTGCAATCCATTGATAATGCTTGATTGTAGCGCAATAAGCAAGAACACGCAATCCCCATATTCGCAATTTTGACCCTCTTTCCGTCGTGCGAAGTAGTCAAAACGGGGGTCAAAAAAAGCCCCTCCATGCAGGGCTGTGCATGGAAGGGAGAAAGGAACTGGAACATTTGACCAACATCATTATAAGCGTTTCTAATCGGCTTGTCAAGCGTTTTTTTGTGAGATAATCTGTGCCCACTTCTTCGCGTCCTGCACACGCTTCCGTTCCTCCGGCGTGTTGACGCTGATGGAATGCAGCGCCGTCTCCACCTGCTGGATGGTCGGAACTGTGTCCAAGTCCGCGCTGTGCGTCATAAGGACAACCGCATCCCGGCGCTTTTTATCATCGGCGGATTCCTGCACGCTCTGTGCATCGGCTTTCGGGGCTGACCGCGTGGCGAGGTACTCACGCACTGTAATCAGCGCCGCCAAATCGCGGATGTTCTGCGGATTGTTGCCCTCTTCGATTGCTTTCTCAATCTGCCCATCAATCCACGTCAGCGTAACCACGCAGCCAGCCCCCTTTCCGTTATGCCTCTTTCAGTTCTTCCAGCGCCCGCCGAATCACGTCACGCTTCCCCGGCTCGATGGTGCGCATCAGCTCTTCCAGCTCGTCCATCAGGCGCTTGTCCGTGCCGTCGTGGCGGCTGTACCGTCCGCGCATATCGCGTCCGCGGCGGCTGTATCGGTCGTCGCGGTACATACCGTCATAACTGCCCCGCGCTTCCCAGTCGCCGCCATTATTGCTGTACCCGTCCGATTCAAGCATCTCAATCTTGTCGATGTTTTTGATGGTGTCCGTCAGCTTGTGAACGGCTTCGAGGTCGCCTGCCGACATATCCTGCTTCTCCGCAATCTCTTGCAACTCTTCGCAGAGTTTTTCTTTAAGTTCGTGAAGATACTTCATTGCGTTTCTCCTTTCCTCACGCAACGCGCGTGACAATCAGGTTGGCATTCTGCACGTCAATATCCACGCCAGCGGTATTTTTGACGCTGATGGTCGTGCAGCACCCCGCCGGAACATCAACAAAGGTATCGACGCTGACGTTCTGGTACTGCGCCGCTGCCGCAGGGGTGACGATGGCGGTAGAAGCCGGAAGCACCTCACCAGCGATTGCAAGCGCGACAGAGATAGCTCCGGCAGTGCCGCCCGTCGGAATGGCGATATTGCCGCCGAAATTGACGCGGAAACGTGCGCGGCACTGTCCATTGGTGATGCCTCGCAGCGTCACGATGCCAGAGCCTTCACGATGGACGATGCACCGAGTTGCGCAGACTGGTGTTGCAGTAAAAAGGACGTTGTTGCCATTGGCGACGGTTTGAGCCGCCGCCGCAGTATATTCAGCCATGTTTTTTCTCCTTTCAGCGGCAGGGCGCGAATCAATCAACGCCCCGCCGCTTTTTCAGTTGCCGTTTGTCGGCTCATCCTGCACATGCAGGAAGCTGTCTGGAGCTTAACCAGCGCAATACTGCGCCTGATTGCAACAGAACGGATTGGCTACCGTGTACGCCGGAACAGGGCAAGGACGAATCGTATTCACGAGATACTGGTTCTGTGCTGCCTGAGACGCAGCGAGCTGCAAGCCGAAAATCTGCTGATTCTGCGCCGCAATCTTCTCGTCCTTCGCCTCGATGCGCTGTGCCGTCAGTGCGTCAATCACCGCTCGGGCGTTAGCGTTGGCGTTGTCCAAAATGTCGCGAACGCCATTCTGAATGGTGTTGCGAGTGTCGCAAGCCTGAGTGGCAAGATTGTAGTTCACGCCCTGGATTGCCGTCTGCGTCTTGCAGCAGCAATCCGCCGCCTGTGCCTGCATCGCGTTAAGCTGCTGCATCAGCGCGGTCTGCTGATTGGCGCGCGAGAGTTCCGCCTGCGCAAAGCCGTTAGCCATCTGCATCTGTACGCCATTGGTGAGCTGCGCCTGTGCATAGAATCCATCACACAAGCCGCTGTTCACGTTGTCGATTTTCCGCTCGATATTGGCGAAGTCGGAGGTGAGAACGTAACCGTCCATGACGGAACCCTGTCCGCCGTTGCGATTGCCAAAGCCACCCCATCCGTTATTGCCCCATCCGCAGAAGACGAAGAGGAAGAGGATAATAATCCAGTATGCGCCATTGCCACCAAAGAAGCCGTCGCCGTTCTGGTTTCTGTTTATGCCGGAAAGCAGAGCCACGTCAGAAGCGGAGAGTTCCGAAGTCATACTCATTGTTTTTCTCCTTTCGGAATTTGAAGTGTATGCTAAATTGTTGCGCAACAATGATAGCCAAAGTTAAGAACCGAGGAACGATTGGAACATCTGCGCCGCCTGTTGAAGCTGATTAAGCTGGTTTTGCGAGATTTTTCCAGATGCAATCAGTTTGCGAACCTCCTGCTCAGGGTCGCCCTGAAACGTCGCGCGAAACTGCTGAAACTGCTGCATCATCCGCTGGAAGTCGCCAATAGCTCCGGGCATCTGCCCGCCGCCGAGTGCGTTAAACAGTGGGTTCATCCTGCGTTACCCCCTTCTTCTTGCGCCCTTCCAGCGCTTCAAGGCGCTTTGTAAGCGTATTGAGTTCGTCCCGCGTCACATACTCCGGCGCGTCCTGCGCGCTGCTGGATGGCTTTACGGATGCGTTTCGCTCCGTATAGTCAAATGTGCGCATGGATGGCATTCCTGCCGCGTCCGCTGACTTGATATAAAACGTCTGCTTCTCGCTGTCCATCAGCAGAACGCTCGAACCGTTGGCGACAAGGTAGCTCTTCGCCCCGGCTTCACCCTGCACCCAAATCAGTCCGTTACTTGATGGCTGCGCTGGCTGCTGCATCATCGGCTGCTGTGCTGCTCGAAGCTGCGCAAGCTGGTCGGGCATTGCCGTCTGCTGCGCGTTATAATACGGAATCTGTGGATAATACTGTGGATAACCAAACGCCATACATCAATCCTTCCTCTCCCAATAATACGCTGGTATTTCAGCGCCGCTATCCCATGCGTCGTACCAGTCCCCGTCTACGGCACACACAACGTGGTCGCCGATGCCGAGGACGTACACCCCGCGCGGATGCTCACGGCAGAAATCCGCGACGGTGTAGCAGATTGGACAAGTATCCGGCAGGGCGTGGCGCGTGAATCCGCGCTCATGCAAGTAACGTCCCCAAACGTGATTGGCGTTAGGCATATCACCGCAGTCATAACCCAGCGCACAAAGCGCCGCATAGGTGCTTCCCCACGTCTCCCCTGCCGCCTTGGATGCTGCGCGGACAGCGCAATCCCCGACACGCAAGCCGCGCGGATTAGGGTTGTAGTGGATATACACCACACCACCTCCTACTGATTATAGTATAGAGGTTTTTAGACGCTGGGAAACGCAGATAAAACGCTGGAAAGTTGCAAAAAAACTTGCGAAAAATCTTGAAAAGGTATTGACAAGGTATATATCTTGTGCTATAATACATAGTGTCAAGGGGCGGTACAAAAAGAACCCCGGACAGAAAGAGGTAAGAAAAATGGAAGAAACTCGTAAGTTGGACGTAGAAAGTCAGTACGACCATTTCGTTGTGGAAATCGAAGTCGTTGACGGAGTGCGCGATGGCTACCGCAGTTTTATCGCAGCTTGTGATGGCGCTTATTACGACGGAAGCGACTTTAAAGCAGCGAAAGCAATGTATGACAAGCTCGCTGAGCACGAGGACGGAATCCACGGTGCCGTTATTTTGACGGGGCATAGCATCGAATACGATGATTGGGATGTGCTGGAAACAAACGAAATCAATGATGTTTATCAGCAAGAAGAATAACCATGCACCCGCCCCGGCGGACCGCACAAAAATCCGCCGCCGCAACGCGCCGAAATCATTTTAGGCGATGAAAGGAGCAGCACAATGAAGAACGCAGGGCGCGTCAGCGTTGACCTTGCGCCAATCGTAGCGCGCGCAATGGCATTCCTCAACCCCGACGCGGTGGAGCGGTTTTATGCGCTGTCACCAGCGAAATACTATGCGGACACCATGCGCGGCGCTGGCAAGTCGTCTGTCGCAATTACTGCCGGACGCGCGGAACAGCAGATTGTTTCCGCTCACGCGCTGGGCATTCTCCGCGCCGCCGAGGAAGCCACCATTCGCGGACTTCTCCGCGCGGTTGACCGCAAAACATACGATAAAACGCATGATGCCATTAAGTCATCCCCGCAGGGCGCGGAAATTTCGCTTGATTCCTGCCTGATTTTCGACCAAAATCTCGATACTGCGCTTTATCGCACGATGCTTGCATTCTTCCAGATTCTTGTATCCGGAAGAAAAGTCGCCAGCAATGACAGCTTCGCCGACCTCTCGGACTGGCTTTTGTTGCAGTCTAACATCAAAAGCATCCGAAAAGAGCAGACGACCGCGGACGATAAAAAAGTCCTGCAAAAACATTTGGGAAAGCTGCCTGTCGCTGGCTTCGGCGACCTGTACGACCGTTTTGCTGTAGAAGCGATTGACGAGTTCGCGCTCATGTACGATGGCGCTGGCATTGATGTCTCGGATTACACCGCCGACATTCGCATCAATGCGGATGATGCCGCTATCATCTTGTCCGATACACCGACAAAAACAGCGGTCAATGCCGCGTCCCTGATGGTCGCCCGCGCCATCCAGAAGGACAAAGCATTCTGCATCGACAAAATCCTTCGCGGCGATACTGCCGCTTTGGAAGCCGCGCGAATCGCGCAGGAAAAAGCCGAGCAGCGCGCCGCCGCCGCAGAGAAGCGAATTGCCGAGCTGGAAGCCGCCATCCGTCAGCAGAAGAAGGACGCGCAGAAATCATTCGCCGCCCTCCAAGCGCATGAAGCGGATGCGCAGGAGCTGACCGCCCTTCGCGACGCGCTCTGGCGCAGCGCACAGGAGGACACGCAGGAAGCCCCCGGCGACACGCAACGCCCCAGAATCATTCCTGACGGTGTTGTCATCGTCGGCGGGCATCCCGCATGGGCGCGCCGCCTGACCGAGCGATTTCCATCCATCCGCGCTTATCCGCACGGCACGACTTGCCCGGAAATCGTCATCCGCAGCGCGTCGGAATTATGGATTCAGGCGGCGTATATGTCGCATACCGAGTTTTACGCCGTCATCGACGTTGCGCGCGGTTGCGGCATTTCCGTCCATTATTTCAGCGGGACGGGGACGACAACAGCAATTGATAATCTGCTTAAAGGATAGGGAGGAACAAGAAATGATAAAAAAAGATGGGAATAGAATCGTCAAGTGCATCATTGTGACGCGCGAACAGGATGCGCAGATTAAAGCAATTGGGCGGCAAATCGGGCTGAGTGATTCGGCGGTTATCCGTCTCGCAGTGTCGCAGTGGCTTGCGGAAAGAACGCAAAAAACTTGCGAAAAATCTTAAAAAGGTATTGACAAGGTATATACCTTGTGATATAATAAATAGTGTCAAGGGGAGGTACAAAATAAAACCCCGGACAGAAAGAGGTAACGAGTATGGATTTTAAGGAAATCATGGAGATTGCAGATAACATGGACGTCGAAGCTACGGCAGAAAAGATTCTTGCGGAGATGGAGAGGGAGGCAGAAAAGGAAGATGAATGTTTGAATTTTTACGACTGGGGTCTTCGCAATGATGACCGTGAGTTCTGCGTTGGAGATAGCATCCCCAACTCGTACAATTGGTACGACGGAGAGATGAGCGATGAGGAACTTGATGGCGTCTGTGTAACGCACATTGTTATCGCAAATCCGCGTGAAAAACAGCTCAAGAATATCGCGCGGGCGTTGCGCATTAACAAGGTGTATTATAATGAGCACCTGTACCTGATGCGCTGCGATGGAGACAATAGCCATGTTGGCGAGGACGAGCAGGAGATTATCATGCGCGATGCAGAGGTCGTTGCGGTTATTAGATAATCGGCAAGGAGGGCAAATGCAAATGGATAAGACGTGTCCAATATGTGGTGGGCGCGTTCCCGACGGGCGGCGGATTTATTGCAGCGAAGGGTGCTACAAGATAAGCGAGAAACGTCGCCAGCGCGTCGGGACTGGTGCTCAAAGTGGAAATCCAGAAATGGTGCATACATTTACTTGCCCGGACTGCGGAAAAGTTGTAACCCGTCCGACAAAGTGCACACGATGTGAAGAATGTCAGGACGCAGCGAATCGGCTGCATAACGCAATTTACAGGCGAATCGGCGCAAGAAGACCCCTTGGAAGCACGGATAAGTGCGCGCGATGCGGGAAAGAGTATATTGTCTTTTCCGGAAAGCAGAAGTACTGTCCAGCATGTAAGGAAAGTGCCACTGCGGAATCAATTCGGGAACAGCGACGTGCGGCAATGGAGAAAAAGCGCAATGACGCGCTCACCGGGAATATCATTAGAGAGCGAAAGCGAGTTATTCCAAAAGAGAAGATTTGCAAGTACTGCAAAAAGACATTTTCAGGCATTGGGAATGGAGAATATTGCTCGGAAGAATGCCGCCTTGCTGCTAAAAAGGAGTATCTCAAAGAGTATGACAAGTCGCGTGCTGAACAGAAACGTGCGGCACAGAAAGCCCGCTATGAAGCGATGACTGCGGAACAACGAGAAGAAGCAAATCGCAGAGCCAGAGAAAATTATAGGAAACGCAAATCAAAGGAACATATTACAAAGTAAATATAAAGAGGACACCATGCCGGAAAAGCAAAAAGAACAGCTTATTTCTCAAACGACTGTCTTGTCCATGGGCTTTACCAAGTCCATGATAGGCAAGCTGCTGCCGCCGCCCGTCCTAAAACGGAATCCGCATTATGCTTCCTCCGCGCCCATGAAGTTATGGCGCGAGGAAGATGTACGTTCCGCCATGGGGACGCAGGAGTTCCAGACGATGGCGGCAAAAGCAGCCGCGCGGAAGGCGGCATCCGCAAAAGCCGTCGAAACGAAACGAAAGAACGCCGAAGGCATTGCGGACAACCTCATTGCGTCCATCCACGTTACGCGCTGGGATATGTCCGTTCTGGAAGAGGCGACGCTGAACGCAAAGCAAGAATGGTATTTGGAGCATGGCAATGTGGATATATTGTCCCCGAACACCGAGACGCTGGAACGCTGGATGGTTAATTTCATCCGCCATAACCTCTGTGAATATGACGACAAATTGCTTGACCTGTTCTGGCTTGTCGGCAAGGAAGAGCTGTACCATCGCCTAAAAAGCGAAACCCTTGCGAAAATCGCAGGGGTATATCCAGAACTTGACGTTGAGTGCAAGCGTCAGGCTCAAGAATAGTGCGCAACAAAAAATACCGGGACATTACGTCCCGGCTTTCTTTGTATTCCGCTTTGGTAAAATCTCGGAGTATTTCTGCGCTTCGTCGTACTTGGTTTTCAGCGTATGTATAATATAGTCAATCTTGCGAATGCTCATATTGTACTGCATCGACTGCTTTGTGCGTGTCCAGCCTTTCGCCCGCGACCTGATAATCAGTTCTTCTTCGTCCGACAAGCAGGCTTCATCCACAAAAGCATCTACAACCGCTTTTGTCCATACGACTTCGCGGCTCATGTGTTACTCCTTAGGTTTATCCTTGCCCTCCGCGACCGCCGCCGCGTCCGTCATGCCCTCGCCGATGATGTAGGCGATGACCGTAGCACCTGCCATGATGATGCTTCCGACCTGTGTTGCGGTTTCATCCGCTACGCCGAACGCCATAGTCAGCATGGTCACAAAGGATACAACTGCCGCCCAGAACTTGCGGCTTGTCAGCTTGCGCTTCAAATTCTCACTCATTTTGCATTTCCTCCCTTTAGGGCATTGCCCCTCAACCAATTATCAATTTCCCTGCTTGCCGCCGTCATTTCGTCGGCGTTGCCGTTGTGTAACTCATGCTCCAAAAGTGCCTGTACTCCGGCGCACGTTACCATCAGTCCGTCACGCAAGCCGCCGATGCGCTCTTCGTGCCCATCAAGGCGGCGCTTGTCTGTGTCCAGCTTGCGATTGATGTCTGACACGCTGGATGCCAGCGCGTTTGTTGGCTGCTCCTGTCGCTTGCGTTCATCTCGCGCATTTTTCCGCGCGGTGTAAAATGTGTTGTATGCTCCCAGCAGGACGAGTATCACGCCCAGCGCCAGAATCAGTTTATCTGCGGTGAGGCTTTCCATGTCAGCCTACACCGCCTTCCAACGCGGCGACACGTTCCTCCAGCTTTTCGATGCGTTCCGCAATCTCAGAGAACGTGGGTGTTTCCGATTTGGAAACACCCACATCGACAAACTCCTCCATCATATAGCCCTGATTCGTCTCCGTCTCGATGTGCAGCCAACCGCCACTATTCCCGATGACGTTGACAGAAGTGCCGATTTTGACTTTTTCCAGCACCTTTGCGGATTTGCTCGGCTCTGCACGAAGATTGACCGTGCTGCCGCTCTGCGCTGTCACACGTCCGACGCAAATAACCTCGGTGTTATCATTCTCCATTGGTGTATCCTCCTTATATTCGACCTTTTTGAGGTATCCTGCACACGTCCACGATTTGACGGGTGAAGCGACGAAGCCCGTTGCGCTGCTCTGCGCATTAAGAACCTTGCCGTCCTCACCCATCAGCCCGATGTGGTAAAAATCCCTCAAGTCGCCGTTGTAGTATTTGCTACCCTGTTTATAGCCTGACGGCAAGGCATACCGCGAATCACCCGGATTCCGGCACTTAAAAACTGCCATTCCGGGCTTTGCGGCAGAAATCGGGACAAGCTCAACAATTTCCGTCCGCGCAATGCGGTTGCTGCCGTGGTAGATGCTCTGCCCGTGCTGACGGTATGACCACACAAACGCGCCGGAGCAGTCAACGTTCCCCGTCTCCGCTGCACCAGCCGTATACTTCCAGTGCTCGTCAAGCATCCGCTGGAAGTCGCCCAGAATGGCGGCTGCTGCGATTTTGGGCATGATGACACCTCCTCAAACTTGGTACTAACTTGGTACTAACTTGGACTAACTTGCAACAACTTGCAACAACTTGCAACTTGAATTGCGTCAAATCGCGTTGTCTTTCGCGTTTTCCGCCGCGTCCAGCGAATCATAGTACGCCTGCGCCAGCGTCTCAATTTCCGCGATGTCGTCCTCCGTCAGCAGCCCGTTGTCGAGGTGCGTGTACGCTTTATCGAGCCAAAATGCCACATCGCGCCCTGCGGAAATCTCGCGCTTAATCGCGCGCAGCGTCAGGTCGTGCCGAGCTTTGCTGTTAATTGCCACAAAGATACCTCCTTAATTCTGCGTCATGGACGCAATCGCATCCTCAAGATTTTTGATTACAATGGTCACGTCTCGCTGATACGTTGCCGTCGCGCCAGCGCCGCCGCTTGTGCTGATGACGGTCGTCGGGGCGTAGGTGGTCAGCGCTTTGTACGCGGCAATTTCAGCAGCGGAAAGGGCGGTTTCGACGGGTGTTGCAAGCGATGTCAAAACATACACCTCTTTCGCGTCGAGGAATGCTTTGAACTCATCAAGTGTTGATGTGCCTTTTTGCGCATAGGCAAAGCCGATGAGGTTGTTTTGATTTGCGATAGCGCCGCCGACAACTTCCGAACCTACGGTGGTGGAAAAGTGCGTACAAAGAACATTTGTCGCAGAAGTACCAGCGAACCAAGCAAAGTATCTATCAACCTTTTGTCCAGACGTCTGCCAGTTGAGCGAAGACGTCACCTTGATTTTGGTGACGCGCTGCACATACACCCCGCGCGCCAAATCTACCTCATCGCAGACCCACTGCTGCCCGTTTTCATCCGTGTAGTTGCCGCCGGATGTGACCGGGATGCCCGGAAGCGCGTTCGGCGTTTGCAGCGTCAGCGTCTGCGATTCGTTCGCGCCGTCCGACACCGTGACCGTTACCGTTCCGCCGTCGCCCGCGCTGACAATCGGCACGGGCGCATCCGGGAGCGGCGTACCGTCCTGCGTGCTTTTGCCGCAGACACGCAGTCCGACAAAAGGCGCGGCAAAAGAATCCGTCGCAGTAATCGACGCGCCGGACACACTGCCAGACAAAATATTCGCGCGCGCGGAAAGCATATTTGCGGTATTCGCAACTGCGCGGATAGCGTCGCCAGCAGCTTTCGCGTCCGCTGCGCGGCTTTCCAGCGTCAGCGTCTTGTCCGTCACAAGCGCCGTGGGAATACCGCCATTCACGCCAGTGCCATAAAGCGCCTGAATCACACCAATTGTGCTTGCGTCAACCATTAGTTGCCACCTCCTAACTTAACCCATGCCCCGTTTGCGTCCTTCTGCCACATTGCTCCAAATCCGGCGGTGTACGCCAAAGAACCAATGCTTCCAGACTTCCCCGGCTCTGTGCCATTGGAGATGTCGGCGGCGTTATCCAACATCCACTCAACATAGTCCGTGTGGATAGTCTCGCCGTTATTCCTGCGGATTAGATTCCACGCCATTTTGTGCCGCCTCCTTAATTGTGATGATGATACTATCCGATTCCAGTCCGATGTTGCTGCTCGCGTCAACCGCCTGAAATGCAACAATCCGCGTTCCGCTGCCGGTAGATTGAAACTGCTTTGTGAACGTTATCGTTTCCTGCTGCACGTCGTAAATGCGCTCGTTTACTGTGCCGTCCACAATGAAGCGGATTGATGCCGCGTTCTTCTGCGTCACCGTGAACGTCACGCTTTCTCCGACAGCGATTGTCGTTTTGTCCGCCTCAACGCTGACGATTCGCGGGCGCTGTGCCTCAAGCGCTGATACATCATCCTTCCACGCTTCGTATAGCTTGCTATAATTTTGCGCGGCGGTGTTGGAGCGATACGCACCCATTTGCAGCAGTTCCAGCAGTAACAATTTCTCATTGTCCGTGATGTACTTTCCAAGGAATTGCTGCGCTGCGGATGTTGCACTTTCTGCCGCTGCGTTTGCGCTTGCCGCTGCGTTTTTGCAGTCTTCCACCTTTGCAAGAACCGTTGTAATGTCGGGGATGGCGTTCTCCGGGTCGTACACTGTCCCGGTTGCCCCCGCCGCGACGCGCCCCTCAAGCCACAAGATAGCCGTCGTGTCCTCGCCGACCGTCGCCGTGACCATCAGGCGGAAGCGCCCAACAACCGCGTAACAAGCAGCGGAAAGCGTCACGGATGCCACGCCGTCGCTAACTGCGCCTTGCAGCAGAATCGTCGGGTTTTCGCCCGTGCTTGCAACGCTGTCCAGCCTGATAAAGCTGCCGACAATCGTTGCGCCCGAATCCATGCTGTACGGTGCGCCATCCTTCTCAAACGCGATTTTCAGCGTGTGGGCGTTTGATTCGCCTTGCACGAGCGCCGCTTTGAGCGGTGTCATCCGCAACCCGGCAGACAGGTTGCAAGTGTAATTTAACTCATTCATGCGTCCTCCTTATTCCGTTCCTGCGGAAATAAGTCCACTCTTGCCGCCCAGCGCCTCGATGATGCCGCTGACGCTCTTGCCCTCCGTTGACATGGTGACTTGTACCTTTTGCGGCTCAAGCAGTACGTTGTCCGCGTTAAGCGTCAGGATGCGCTCATCATAGCAGCGCCCGAATTTAGGCATTGCAACACGGCAGATGCTCCCCAGCCGGAAATGGTCATACGGCAAGCCTGTTATGGCGGAAAGCTCTACGAGGGAAACGTCAATGGAAATTGGCGGGGTTTTCTTTTTCGCCAGTTCCTTCTTTGCGTTTTCCAACAATGTCTCCTTGTCCGTGATGCTGTTATCCGAGTACTTGCCGCACACGATGCCCCACTCGTCGATGGTGTCCGCGTCGATGTAGTCTTTGCCATCGTTTACCGTGCCAACGGTGATGCCGTTTTTGCCGTATGCGTACATCCGGGTCACAAGGTCGTCGCGGTCGGTGCTGACCGTTGCGCTGGTTAGCGCGCCGTTAAAACGCGCTTCACATGAGACGGTATTTGGCATATTAACGAGGTTGAGCGTCCACGGATGGGTGGAAAAGTCGTACTGCCACATCATTTCAGCGGGCGACAAGTTCTTGACGTTGTTGATTGCTGTCCAGATGTTCGTTCCTGCGTCGAAATCGTATGTGAGATGCTGCGATAACTCGCACGTTCCAATCTGCCAGCGTGTTTCCGGCTGGTAGGTGAGAAGCTGTGCCAGCACGTCAACCGCGTCAACTGATGCACTGCCTATTTTTAGCTGCTCCGGAAGAAGTCCGTCCATCAGCGTGGAAATAGCGTGGTCGAGGTTGACTTCCTGTGTTGCGTAATTTCTGTATGTCTGCGTGTCCGAGCGCAAGCGGAAGATGCCGACGCTGCCGCCGATGTGGTACAACTCCACAAACTGCGTTGCGTCCATCCATGTGCCGTCCACGAGCGTCATGCTTGCGGTGGAGATGTCGTCAATTGTTAGCGACAAAGACAGTGAAGAGGGGCGCAAGCGCTTGATTTCTCGCAGATTTTTGTCCAGAAGACGCGGCAAACGGACGTTGTTGGTGTACGCCTTGCCTGCGTCCGGGTCGGGGATGATGCCGGAAACGTAGTCGATTGTGAGGTAGATGTCGCGGACAGTTGGAGAAATGTAGTACTCATTAAGGTCGGTGTGCACTGTGCCCCACGCCTGAAATGAGAGCGTGGCGACAAATTCCGTTGTGCTTGCGCCATCCGGGAGCGTCACCGTTGCGAATCCAGCCTTGTCAACGTGTAAATCGTTTACGTCCTGCTTTTGCTGGTTGCCAAAAACATCCCTACGAAAGTCGGCGTGCACTCGTGCGGAAGTAATCACTGCGTCGGAAGGGAGAACGACAGAAAATGTGACATTTGCACGTCCAATGGTAGGCTGCCCATCAAGCTGCCAACCTTTGACAGGGTCTTGAATGCACTTCCATTTCGACTTCAGTGTGACTTCCTGCGGTGTGCCATATGCTTTGTAGTTAATATTTCCGCCCCCTCGCCGTGACCGTCAGCGACAAAAGCCCGTCGCCGCTAAACGACACCTTGTTAATTCCGGGCTTTAGCGTGATTTCGTCGGCAGACTGTCCGTTTCGGTTGCCCATCGCGGATGTCCCCGCTGCCGTGATTTGCTGGATGCCGTTGTCGTCGTGTGCTATGCGGATTTCCTCGCCAGTTTTCACGCTGATATTCGTCAGCGCGATTTTCTCGCTGCCGCAACTGATTGCAACGTTTGTCAGGGGGTCGATTGCTACAAAAACGGCTTCCAGCGGACAAGGCATTTCCCCGCGGTTGAAAACCGTCAGGATGCCACTTTTGCTTGCTTCAACTGTTTCCATTTTGGAAACAGTTGCTTCCTCCCACCACGGACGCTGATATGCCGTCAGCTTGATTTCCAGCCTGTCCGTCCATTTGAGCGCGGAAACACTCGCCGCCTCGATGCTGTCGATGTATAGTCGCTGTTCCGGGCGGTATGACGTGCGCAGGTACTGTCCACCGCTGCCCCAGCGCATGATTTTACCGAGGACAAGCTGCCTGTGAATGGTGTTTGCTTCGTGGATTTCCACGGCGATTGTTACCGTGATGGACTGCCGAAGCTGCCCGGTGAGGTACATCCCCCCGCCGGGGCGTGCTTCGGTTGTCACTGCTTCCTGTGGCGCGTCCTCCGAAATGTCGATGATGATGATGGACGGGTCGAGGTCTTCCAGCGCTTCTTCTCCCATCCATGCGCGGTATCGTGTTACCATTTATCGCGCCACCTCCATCAGATTTCCACGGATGCCCCTGCCGATTGTCTTGTTGACGATAGGCGCGATGACGGTTGCAACGGATGTCCCGTCAACGGAGAAATTATTAACAACCGTAACAGGTTGCTGCAAGTACGCCGCAAGGTCTTGCGGATTTGAAATCGTGACTTCCTGCGTCGTTTGGCTCTGCTGCGTCGTCATTTTGAATGTCTCAACTATGCTGTTAATCGTATCTTGCATTACGCGGCTATTATCGAGCATTGTGCGTGTCCGGTACTCGTCGAATGTCTCGAAATGCGAACCCTCTTGTTTATTCGTTTTCGGCACCGCAAAGATGTTTGTTTTTTCATTTGAGACAGGTTCGTAGGATTCGGCGTTTTTGAACTCATCCGTCGAAATGATAGGAGACAAGTCAGACCACGTTTTAGGCAATGCGTTGTCTCTTGCTTCCTTCGCTGCTCTTGCCGCTTCTTCGGCTTCCCGTTGACGCTGGTTTTCCTCCATGCGCTGTTCCAAAATGCCAACGATGTCGTTCATTTCCTGCGTCTTCATCTCGACAAGCCGATTCCACCGCTGCGCGCGGGCTTTGATGTCGTCGGGCATTAGCCCATCTTCAATCATGTCCGCATAGCCGCTTCGAGACCTCGCCTCTATCGCATGAAGCGCTTTTGCTTGCTCTTTGCTAAAAGCGTTTTTGTCATTTGCAACGTCGTCGAACATGTCTGCATATCCTTCACGCGCACCGCCAAAGTCATGAACCCACGGTTTTTTCTCGAAGTCGTTTTTGATTTTGACGAATCCATACTTTTCAAGCAATTCGTTGATGCCCGGAAGTTCTTCTTCAAGCGCTTTCTTCAGGTCGTCGATGCCCCCCAAAAATGCGTTCTTGTTTTCCGCCATTGCCGAAGTAATCGCTGAAGATTGATTGTACAGCTCGACGTACTGTTCAGCAATTTTGACCAGACTTTGGTATTTTTCGTCGGAAGCCATTTCAAAGTCTGTTGCGATTTGTGCGCTTCGATTTTCTTCCGCGATAGTTGCCTGATAACCGGCGTTGATTTTTTTTACCTTTTCCGGGTCGTCTGCAACAGAAAGGTATCTTGCAAGCAATGCGTCGTTTTCCGTCGAGTACTTTGCGATTTGAGCGAGGATTCCGGGGTCATATCCCGCTTCTTTTGCCTGCTCCAGCGCATCGTTGTAGGCTTTTAGCGATTCAGCATTGTTCTCAAACCAGCCCATGACGTTCTTTTCGCTGTACTTCCCGCTGACGAGCTTGTCAAACTCTGCTTCAGTGTGCGTCACCATAAAACCAAGTCCAGAAGCAAGTCCTCTATACGACTTCTCCATTTTTGCGAGCGTGTCTGCTTGATACGTCTCAAGGTCTCCAAGTGCGGTTTTTAGGTCTGCAAACGCTTGCTTTTGCGCATCTACCGACTTATTGAAGTCGTATTGCCATTTTGCTTCTTTGTTGGCTTTGTTAAATTCTTCTTGTTCAGCAGTCAGTTTTTCAAATGCCGCGGTTTCCTCGTTAATCGAGACGCTTGTTTCTGCTATTTGAGAATCAAGCTCTTTTAGCTTTTCAATCAACGATGCTGTCGGGTCGTTGTAATTGTTTTCAGCTTCAAGAAGCGCTTGCCACGCTGCTTCTTGTGTGTCGTTGAGCTGTCTGTAAGCAGAGTGCCTGTTGCCCATTCTGCCGCGTTCGATGTCGTTTCGTTGCGATATATGCCCAAATGAATATTTTACAAATTCGTCGTATGTGTCTGCTAAGTCGTAATAAGGAACAGTGCTCTTGAAGTAGGCGTATGCACTATCGAGCGCTGATTTGTTCGCCGCTTTCACCGTATCCGTGCCAGCTGCGGCAATCTGCTCTTGAATGTAGCGTTTTTGCGCCTCAAGCTCTGCAAGATATTGCTTATCTTGATTTAATTGTTCCTTTGCGTTGGAAACCGCTTCTTCATGCGCTGCGTACAGGGAAACTCCGTTCAGCGTATCAACATATTTGCTTATAGATTCCGTATTCCCTACAATTGCATCAGAAGTCAAATCAACATATCGTGCAAGTCCGGGCATGACGTTTTTCAAGTCCTCAAGCGCGTCTTTCCATTCGTTTGTGGACTTGATGGCATCGCCGCTTTCTTCCTCCATGTTGCGCATTGCGTTCATGATGGTCATCGACTGCGCGTAAGTCGCCTGTGCTTCATAGATAGATTCGTTGCGCTCTATGAGGTCTTTTGCTGCATCGGTATACTGGTAAGATTGCACGGACAGCACATTATTAAGCAGCGAAATCGCGGGCGTTACAACGCCCAGCAGACCCTTGCCGAACTCCGTCTTAATGCGGTCGAGGTTCGTTTGCAGCTTGCGCATCTCGTTTGAGAAGCTGTCCCCGGTTCGCGCGAAGTCGCCCTGCGCGTCCTTCGTGGCTTCCAGCAGATACTGATAGCGCAACGTCGCTTGTTCCGCCTGCGACATCTTGTCAAACGCCTTATTCATGCCCTTTTCGAGGGCAAAGGCGTTTAGGTTCGCAACGGACATATTGATGCCGAGCGCCTTCAAGGGCTCGTTTTCCCCGGAGATGCCGGAGCGGATTTTCTCAAATGCTGTGTCGTGGTCGAGGTTGTAGAACGACGCCATATCCGCCGCCAGCCCCGCCATATCCATAGACATTTGGAGAACTTGGTCATCCGCAATGCCCATGGATTTCATCATAGCGCCCAGCGTGGACGAATACTGTTTCGCCTTGGTTTCCGTGATGCCGTATGCGTTCAGCGCCTCCTGCGCCCACTTATTGATGGTGGACGCGGAATCCTCAAATGTCACATCAACAACGTTCTGCGTCTCCTTAAGGTCGGACGCAAGTCCGATTGATTCGTCAATCGAACCCGTGACGCCGTCGATAATGCTATTGATTCCGTTTACTGCCATGTTGGCAAGGAACTGTCCGCTTGCAATATCACCAATAACATCAAGGCGGCTCAAAAATCCGCTCAGCACACCGCCGCCCGAATCGCCTCCGTCTGCGGCTTGCTGCAAAGACTGGATTTGCTGCTGCAAACGCTGGATTTCTTCCGTCGCTTGCGTGGACTGCTGCTGCGCTTGCTGCAATTCCATCTGGAAACGTCCACCGTCAAACGTCGGATGAATAGCAAAGCTATTCAGTTCTTGCTGGAACTGCTGCATTTCCTGCCGAATTTTATTCAGTTCCTGCGTGTATCCGCTTGTGTCAATCTTGAAACTTGCGTACAACTCAAATGCTTCCGCCATCTTCTGCACCTCCCCTCGCCATTAGTCCGTTTATAATATCGTCGCAGATTTCCTCTGCTGTTTTTTGCTTTGTTTCGTGCTTCTCTGTGCAGAAAACATCGCTGTATGACGGGATTTCCAAATTCGCGCCGCCGAACGACGAAATAGCAAGCACCGTCATCCACGCCATATTAGCCATATAGCAACGTTTTGCTTCCTCCTGCGTTTCGTGCGCCAGAAGCACCCCCAGCGCGTGCACGTTTTGCGGGCGGTATTTGTACAGTGCAGGGATTACATGATGCACCCCAGACGAAGCGCAAAGGTAAAAAAAGCAAACAGCGAATCAAGTGTGTCCTTGTCCATCATGGCGGCGGTTTCCGTGAAGTCCATTTCTGCGACTTCCTCCGCCGTCTTTCCGTGCATCGCGCCGAGAATGCCCATCGTTTCCTTGGGATGCTTGGCGTACAAAATCGGCAGCATCTTCATCAGGATGTCGCGCCCGACAACATCGCCCTTGCTCTTTTCTTCTACAAAGGCTTTCATTTCCTTGCTGTTTACCAACTTGTCGATGTAGGGAATAGCGTTCGCCATCTGCTCAAATGCGGTTGCGGTATTCATGCGTTTTCCTCCTCAAAATTCACGAAAGTGCGGCAGGGCGCGAACCCTGCCGCGTGTTGTTAGGCGGCGGGGTCGAAGAAAATGACCTCACAAGGCGCATATCCGTCGGTTTCCAGCCCATCCTGATGCGCGGTAAACTCCACCGGGATAGTGCCCTCGCCCTTGTCCGTCCACGTCAGCGTTGCGCCCGCCGTGTTCAGTGCGTTTTTGATGGCAATCAGCACATAGCCCTTCGAGGTGTCGCCAACCCAGACGAGGCTCTCAATATAGTCTGCGTCCTTAATGTCGGTGCGAATCTTGATGGTGTGCTTCTTCTCCACGTCCGTCACGTCGGCAGTGCCGAAAGAACGCTTAAGGTTGGTAGCATTGATTTCCAGCAGGGTAGTCGTCAGCTTGATAGTCCAGCCATCGTTGACGCTGCTGCCTTTCCATTCCTCTCGCTTGCCGTCCGCCTCGATGCTGCGCGTGTTGGGCGTGCAGACGAACGTGCCGCCGCCGCGCGTTGCGCCAATCAGCGCAGAGCCGCTTGTCTTTTCTCGCTCCGTCTTCAGCAGCGCGCCCAGCGCCGCCGCGTCCGTGGCGGTGGAATAGTCAAAATTTGCGAGAAACATCCCGGCATTGAGCTGCAAGTTCTCAAATGTGCTTGCCCGAAGACCAGTCGTCATTTTGTTGCCTCCTGTTAGGTGTAGTAAGTCACGATTTCGTAGTAAATCCGCCCATAGCAGACGCTTTTGAGCGTCGTGTCTACTTCAAGGCGGAAAAAGTTGCTATTATTGCGGTACAGGGTGATAAAGCCATCGTCGCAATAGATTGCCGTTCCCTCCGGCGGAATAGCGCGGCGAACCTCGTCGAGGATTGCTGCGCGCTGCAAGTTTACGTTGCTTCCACTTTCCGCCTGACAGCACAGCGTGCAAATCATTGCAGATTTTCCGAATGCGTCCCCCTCTTGCAACTGAAACGCGAAATAGGGAAAAGACGCTTCTGCCGGAACTGCGTCCTCAACATACGCAGGAATGGGCTTGCCCTCGTAGGTGAAGCTGTTCCAAAACTTGTATAGTTTCCGCTGCAAGTCAATCACGCAGTCACCACCTCCGCGTCCGCCTCCCGGAAGTGCATATCGCTCTGCTCCGGCGTTGTCATATCCCGCGCGTCCGACGTAATGCGGAATACCTTGCCGTCGGAAATCCGCTTCACGCGGTCGTTCGGAAGCAGTTCCAGCATATCGGAAAACACGATTGTAAACAGTTCGCGGATGCCGCTCTGATATGCAATCATGGCTTCCGTGCTGCTGTTGCGGATGAATCCGGCACGAAACGGCGCGCCATCTGCCCATGTGACAACGATGCCGCCCATGCCGTCAGATTCCGTGCGCTTGTCCATCATACAAGCGTCATCCAGAAAATCACTCCACGCCATCAGCCCACCTCCGTGTACATATGGCGGTACGGTCGCAGCTTGTCCGCGAATGCCGCTTGCCACGTCACAACGCCATTGCTGCCAGTCGCTCGCGAATAGCTGTAATGCCCGAACGATTCCGACGTATAAGCCCCCGTCGGGTTTTTCTTCTCGTACTCCGCGCATTCTTTTGCAATTTCGACAAACGGGCGCGGCGGGTAAAGAAACCACAACGTGCCGTCGAAAGTTTCCTCCCCGGCCGCGTCCTCCATTGCGCCAGAAACAAGGCTGTGAACGCCGTCGTTCCGCGCGCTGCCGCTGATGTACACATAGGGCGAACCTACGTCAGGGACGATTTTCCCGCCCAAGATGCGAATCTCTCCCGTGTACTTGCAGCGCTCGAAAAAGTTGTTACACTCGCGCATTGCCATTTCCAGCGTCACAGCCATGTTTCCACCTCCATTAAGTCGCTGCCGTCACCGTCGCGCTGCCGGAGCGAATCACGCGGTAGTCGCTGGTGCATTCCGCAACCGTCACCTTCTGCCCCGTCGCAATCGCAAGGTCAGACGTGCCGTCCCAGTTGCTCCAAGTGCGGACATTCTGCCCATAGGCTGCGGTCGGAGCGGTCGTACCAGCCTTCACCTTGTACAGGTTGGAGCTTGATTCCTTCGCGGGGTTGACAGTCAGCGTCGTGTTGCCCTTGCCCGTGCCAGCGGCAGAGGAAACCGTCAACTGTCCCGTCGCCGCGTCCGTGATGGTTGCAATCCAGATGCTCTGCGTGTTGAAGATAACCGGCATGAACAAGCCGGATGCCCGCGTCCACAGAACAACGGGGTCGTTCTCCACCCACTGCGATACCATCACATAGCGGTGCTGCCCGGACTGATTGACGTTAAGCCCGGTGTTCGCGGTGTTGACCGTTTCTTCCGGGGTCTGTCCCCACAAGCCCGCGCCGATGCGCGTCATGGCGCTGCCCGTGCCGAGGAACGTCATCTTGTCCTGCGGAAAATAGCGCTTGGTCGTGCGAATCGGTCGCCCGTCCGCACCGATGCCGCCATCAATGGCGTACTGCAAATCGTTAGTGATAACGCGGTTGATGCCGTACTCCGTGGAGAAGAACGTATTCAGCGCGGCGTTACTCACATACGCGCCCTCGCTCAAAGTGCCGTTGATGCGCTTCTGGACCGCGCTGTTCGCGCGAATCTTGTTGATAACCTTGCGGCTCGTTACGATGGTGTCCAGCGTCGTGCCAGCGTCCAGAGCGGTGTCCACCACGAACTGAATCTGTGCCGGAATGTCCGCGTCCTCGCTGAAATCGAACGTGAACTCCGTCTGTTCCGGCTTAACGCCGTAGTCGATGGTCAGGTCGAGGTTATTTTCCTTGATGGTCATCTTGCCGGTTGCCAGAACCTCGTTCTTCGCAACCTTGGTGCGCGTCACAACTTGGTCGGCAAGCATGATGCCATCACGGATAACATAATCATACATGGCATCGTTCTGCACGCCGGAACGCAGCAGCGCACGCATACGCTCAGACTGGTTAATCTTTACCTTAATCAGTCCCTTTTCGATGCTGTGCGTATCGACGGGGATGCGGGTGGCGATGTTCGTCCGGCTGTCGAAGCTGTGGAAGTCAGCCATCACGGGAAGCTGGTACTGGTTGGCAATCTCCTGCCACTTAGCCACGAGATTTTCGCTGTACTCGTCGGGAAACAGCGCGTCAACCGGGTCGTTCGGGCGGCTGACGTTGAAGCCAACATCCAGCCACTCCTCCTTGGGGATAAGACCGAAAATATTGTTCTCAAAAGATGGAATCTGCATGGTATTCTCCTTTCGTCAGTACGGACGCACCGTCGCGGCTTCGGCGGCGATGAAGTAGAAGCCCTTTGCCGTCAGCGCGCTCTTGGCGGTGCTGTTGATTGCGGCGGGGAGACGGCTCTCGTAAACCGTGCCGCGCGTTACGACGCTGCCTGGCATATCGCCGCTTGTAACGTCCACGTCCTCGTACACGATGCCGACGGCAGTGCCGTCGTTCGCGGGGTAAACAGTTCCCATTTTGACGTACTTCGCGCCGTTTTCGGCGGTGGTAGCGCCCGACTGCTTAATCTGCTTGGTTTCGCGGATTGCGTCTTCCGCGTTCTCAAGAAAATAACCGGGCTGGTAAACAGTCCCGGTTGCCTTGCTGGTAAAACTCATTTGTTCGCTCCTTCCGGCGCAACTGCGCCATACATATCTTGCGCGTACTTCGCCGCCAGTGCTGCGGCGCGTCCGCTGCCGTGCGTGGCATTGCCGCCGCTCGGCGGGGTTGTGGTAGGTGTCCCCTGCTGCTGCTGCGTGGAGAAAAGGTCGCCGTACTCGCCCTTGAGCGCGTCAATCAGTTTGTCGCCATCCTTGATTGCGCCCTTGTCGTCGAGTTCGATGCCGTCCAGTCCGCGCTTTGCCATCACGAGGTCTGCAAGTTTCTCCTGCATCCCCTTGCTGGTCAACAGCTTTCTCGCGGCGGTTGTCAGCGTCGCGGTTTTCTTTTCCGTCTCCACCTGCTGCTTGTAGGCGTCGAACGCCTCCTGAATCTTCTGCGCGTCGCCGCCGCTCTTCTTCGCGTCGGCAAGCTGCTGCTTGAGCGTATCGCGCTCCGTGGTCAGCGTCTCAATCTGCTTCGCCTGTTCCGCGTACTTGTCACGCTCCGCCTTGATGTCGTTGATTGCGTCGCTGTGGGCTTCCACAATTGCGTCAATCGCTTCATCAGGCACATTCAGGGCTTTCAGGTTTTTTCGGGTGAGGATATTCATGTTGCAATCTCCTTTGCTTCGGGGCGCGATGCTTTGCGCCTTTGATTGTTTGCGGAAATGCGGTGCTTTGCTTTTCCGCGTATATGCAAACAGCGCACGGCGGTGCTTTGCCATGCGCTGATGTTGCTGTTATTAGTCCATGTTTTGCTTGATTACATCCGCCATGATGTCCACAAGGCGTTCCGCGTTTGCGGAATCCGCGAATGTGTCCGTCATAAACGGTCTGCCGGGGGTGTACCCTCCCGGCATGACGCGGAACTCGCCTTTGTCGCCCAGCTTTGGAAAGAAAACGGCGTGTCCCGCGTGTCCATCATGCACATAATGCGCGTACTCAACGTTTGTGCCGATTGTCACGCTGTTGTTATCGGGGTCGATGTCGGCGGTGATGCTTCGCGCCAGATTGCCGGTATCGTAGACCTTATGCTCATAGCCAGTAACCATCTTCTCGCGTACCATGCCGACGGCTTCTTGTCCGACTGCCAAAAGCCCGGCAAACATTGCCTGTTCCAGCTTCTGATTGATTTCCGGCGTGTGGTCTATAAAACCGCTCATTCCTTTTCCTTCTTTCGGATATTTCCGTCAGCGTCCACATACTCGGTTGACAGGATGACTTTCGGCATAATCATGCAGTAGCAATTTATTGTTTCCGCTGCGCTGCCGTTCGGGTCGCCCGGAAAGCGGATGTTGCTGTTCGGGAAGCATTCTCCCTGCTTCGCCATCTTGCCGTGCCGTGCCATGTGCGCTTCACGGCTGTTCTGGAAGCGGCAGAACCACTTGTTGTAAACCGTCACGCCTTGGTCTGCTGCTTCCTGTGACGCGGCGTAACTCGCTTGACTTTGTGACCGCGTCCGCTCTGTCTGCGCCACTCTCCGCGCTTGCCACTCGCTCTGCCCCGTGATGTCGCTGATGCGGTTCATCAGCTTCTTCCGGTCCTCGCCCAGCGTGGACGAAAGCGCCAGCGCGTTTTGCAACTTGTGGCGAATCTCGGTGTTTTGTCCCAGATTTTTGTACGCCAGCTTCGTGAATGCTGTTTCGTTAGCGGCGAAAATCGCTTTGATTTCGCGCTTGTTGGGCTGCGCGAACGACACCTTTACACCCGCGCGGTCTGCTTGCGCCTCGATGACGGTTTGCGCCTCGCCTAAGCTGTCGGCGTACACGTCGCCCATCGTGTTCCGGATGTCGGCGGTTGCCCGGTTCCCTGCCTTGCAGATTTCCTCCATGATGACTTCTTCCACCCGGTATTGGCGGATGAGTTCGCGGACAAAACCCGCTTTCCACCGCTCTACCTTTTCGGGCGTGTCGTAGTACGCGGGCGGCTTTATTTTGCCTTCGTCCACTTGCTGCTTTTTCCGCAAGAAGTCTTTCAGGCGCTTCGTGGCGATGTCAAGCGCCTCTTGGTACATCGCCTTTATGCGCATTTGCAGCGCGGCTTCGCGCAAATCGTTGCGCTCCACGTCCGTCACGGCTTGCCCGTCTCCCCAGTGTCAAAAAATGCAATCAGGATGCGCAAGACAAGTCGAACAGCTACCAGCCACCAGCCGATGCACAAGAGCCAGTCCGGAACGATGATGTTATTCGCCGCCAGCACTTGAAGAATCACCATCAGATACAGCATCTTCTTCCTCCTCGTCTGTCTTCTGCATCGCCTGTTGCGCCATGCGGATGCCAAGAAGCGATTCTTCCTCCCCACGCTTGATGATGTCGTCGATTTCCTCCGGCAGAATCATCGGGTTCAGCTTCAATCGCGTCTCCTTGTCCAAATCGCCCTGCGCGGTGTAGATGTTCTGGATGATTTCGCTCTCGTTGGCAATCGTCTGCCGCTTGAAACGGATTGTCTCCGTCTCAATGCCCAGAATCCGCAGCAGTTTCTGTACGAAATCAAAGCACTGCCATTCGTAGGCGTTCGCCTTTAAGTCCAGATTCGCCATGCTCGCCCGGATTGCAACGTTCGTTAGGCTGCCGCCCGTCAGCTCCGACACATCCAGCGCCATATAATCGCGATATAGCTGCCGTTCCAGCAGCTCCAGCGCGGTTTGGCGCGCGGCATACGGCACTTCAAACGTCTCCGGCGTTACTGTGCTGGATGACGTACCGTCCGAAATGTTCGCGATTGCTTTCAGTCTGTGAATCTGTTCCAGCATCAGTGCAACCTCGTCGAAGTTGCCCCCGAAGTTATTCAGCACCCAGTAAACATCGTTCGCTTTCTCAAGATTGTTTCCGAAGTCGGAAAGAACGATGTCGTACAAGTCGATTTTTGAGCGAATCGCAAGCGTCAGCTCCGTTTGCTTCTTGTCGTTGGCGTACAGCGGCACAATCGGCAGTGCGCTATAATTCTCCTCGGAGATAAGGCGCTCGCCTGTGATGTCCCTCGCGTATGTGCGTTTATAAGCGCGTTTCTCCTGCGCCACCTCCAAATCAGAGGCGTTTTCGCGCGTTTTGTACACCGTCACCCCGTCCGGCTCGAACACACGCGCCATCAGCGGCTTGTCGTCGCCAATCTGCCAGAACTGCACGCCAACCATTGGTTCGCCCGTCAGCTCGTCCAGCAGCGCCACGAACCCGCTATTTTTGTCCGTGTACGCACGCAGAATCTCAACGTGGTCGAGGTTCCAATAGCCCCAGCAAACGCCGTGAACAAGCGCATACAGTCCGATTTTCGCAAGCGTCGTATCAAATCCGACGCCCAGCTTGCCCTTCATTTCGTCGTTTTCCAGCTCCACGCCGTTACCCAGCAGATAATTAGCCTGCTGCATTGTAAAGCGGCGGAAAAAATCGCTGTAAATGCGCTGTCCGGGGATTGCTTGCGTTGCCGTCGCTTTCTTCTTTACCTTCTTACCGTCGGCGGCTGTCTGCTCCGTCTCCGATGTGGTCGCTTGCAGCACGACTTTCGCGGAAACTGTATCGTTCTTCGCCTCGTAGTATCGTTGCGCGATGCCCGCCTTGTCGAAGTCCTCGCTGTGCTTGTATGCACCAATAACCGCCATCGTCGCCTTTGCTTTGTCCGGCTCGTTTTGCCAATCCTGCCATGTGATTTTTGTGAACATCTGTATCACCCCCCAACATACAAACTCGCGCCGTTCCTGTCGAGAATCCGGCAGCAGCACGCGGCGCTGTCCGGCGCGTCGTCATGTTCCGCGTCCTCGGTGTAGTCCATAATCTGCGCGATATAGTCCCTGTCTGTGCCTTCCAAAAACACGATATTCCCCCACCACTTTTTGAGGTATGTGCTGATTTTTAGGTACTTGTTCATTTTCTCCGGGTACGCGCGTACCGCCATGTTTCGGCGGCGCAATTCCCGCGCCAAGTATCCCTTGTCGCCGTTTGTCTCACAGTAAATCGGGGCGCACATTAGGCGCTCCGTCTCCGATTGCAGCGCTTCCATCAGCGTGTCAACGTGTTTGCGCCACAAACGCCCGTACAAGTACAGCGTGTCGCCGTCCCGCTTTGCGCACGTCAGCGCCGTGTAGTCTTCGCCGCCGTATGCAGCGTCAACGTGTGCGATGCCGTCCCGTAGCTTCCCCGCTTCCGGCGTGAACGTCGGCGGCGTGTCGAACAGCGCGTTTTCGGCGGCGATGTGGCGCAACTCGTAGTTCGCGGCAAACAGCGACGGCGACATGGACTTCCGCAGTTCTTCCAGCTTTTCCGGTGCAATCAACCCGGTGGAATAGCAGTCGTGCTTCTCCGGCGGCGCAACCAGCGTGAACGCGTCCTCGATGTGCCACGGTGTGCCGATGAAGACGATTCGCCCGTCGCGTGTGACGATGTTGCGCAGCTCCTGTATAACGCCCTTGGTGCGCTCTCGTTCTGCGCGGCTGATGCGGTCGTTAAGGTTTACAACGTCGTCGCACACAATCAAATCCGCGTGCTTGCCAGTCATGGACGAACCGCAGCCGATGCCGATTAGCTGGTCAGCGCCTCGCGGCGAATCGTACACGCTCACCGTCATGCAGTTGCCGCCATATTTAAGCAGCGTTACATCCTGCTGCATGAGGATTTGCGCCATGTAGCAAAAAGCCTCGTTTGCAAACACCTTTTTAGCCTGTGCAATGCTCTCCACAACGTCGCTGTCGGTTTTTCGCATGAAAATTGCGTTTTTTCCGTGGTTGAGAACGCACCACATTGCAAGCGCAACGGAAAGACAGGAAGATTTATAGGATAGGCGGTGCGCTTGGAGCGTGTAGTCGTCCGCTCCGAAGATGATGTGCTGCATCCAGCGTCCGTGAAGTTCGTCCGTTAAGTCACGGAATCCGCACATTCTTCCGACGGCGGCGGGATGGTATCGCCAAATGTTCCACACTTCATCCCGCGTCAGCTCTGTCATTTTACTTTCCCCCGCGTTTCCGCAAGCAGCTTGTCAATGTCCGCTTTCGCGTCCTCGGACAACTGCGGCGTTTTGACTGTCACGGTGTCGCCGGGGTCTTCCCCGATGACCTTCATCAAAAACTGGATGGCGGCGAGATTTCCCTCTGCCGCCATCTTGATAAGTCGCACTGTCAAGCCTTCGCGAAGTGTTTTCCCGTTTTGCTGCGGCGCATCTACCAATTCAAGCGCGATTTCCTTGATGGTTTTATTTGCTTGCTTTGCTTCCGTTGACTTCTCGTTTGCTTTACGCGCGTCCACCGTGTTTCCCGCGCCACTCCCGAACCGTGGACCCTTTTTCAGGTTCGCAAGGCTATTCGGGTGTTTGCCCTTTGGGTACTGTTTTGTTTCATGTTCCTTGGGCATTTGCTCACCACCTGATTACCTGAATTTCCCATCTAATACCTGTCTCGCAGAGAGTGCAGGCTGCTTCTTGAACACTTCTCCCATATTCTCAAGCGTCGTTTTCCCAAGTGCGACGCCGTTAACGAAATGTTCTGCGCTTCGCTGTATCATTTGGGTTGCGACCTTTTTGGCATATGCCTCTTGCTTTTCAGACACACCCTTAGGCGTGTTGACATTGATGCCAATATGAGCCGTTTCTCTCCGCCCTGTTCTTTTTCCAAGTGCAACGGCTTCCTTGGTGCTTCCAAGATACGGTGCCTCGCTTCTTGCGGTCGCAACATATAGTGGGACAACCACGTCATACTTATTTGGAACTAAATATGACATAGCAAACACTTCCAAATCTTTTACAAATCCGTCATTGTCGGCGAATGTACGGATTTTTTCGACGCGTGCGCCGCTATTTTGGTTGTAGTATTCGATGGTTGCGACTTTTCCGCCGGAAACATAGGTGGAAGAAGTGTTTTTCGCCGAAAGTTTGCCGCCTCTCCCCCCCCACGCTTGCAACCTAAACTGAAACATTTTTTCTCCTCCTGACAACGCTGTCGTAGAATGGCGCGATTTCTACGATATTCCCCTTGCATTCTTTCGGCTTTTTCCCGCAAAGCAGAATTACAGTTGGTGATAGTCGCTCCACCATCGCGTTATACCCCTCCAAAAATGCTTTTTTGCTTTCTGGATTTTTTTGCGTTCCGACGGATGAAACGATTACCGGTGCGTTTGTAGGCTCTCCGTCGAAACACCAACTGAACGTCCTTTTGCTTCCCCAGCAGATTGTAGGGATTACCTTGATGCCGTATGATTGCCAATAAGCCGCAAGCCAGTGTTTCATGTAGTGGCAATATATGTTCAGCGCTTCAGGCGTGTCCTGATAGATGGAGAAGTCCGGGGATGCGACACACCCGGCAAGCTCCAAAATTGCAAGATACCTGTCTGGTTGCGCCCATAGCCGCTTCATGCGGTAGTCGTCCACAAACATATGGATGCCCTGCGTCGCCTTAAAAGGCTTGGACAGGTCGTTGAATGGAATCCACTCCGTCACGTCTGGTTCGCTTGTTGGCGCGATAATCGGGATGTCATATGCGCCTGCGCACTCTGATTTGAGAGGAAACCACTTTGACAGATTCTCGTAAAGGCGCGAAAACTCCACGCTTTATCGCCTCCCTAATTGCTTAAACCCTCGTGCTGCGCTTTTCGTTCGTGATTTCGCCCGTTTTGCGGTTGAGTTTGAACCGCGAACTGTATTTTCTGCGTCTGCTCTTCCTCGTCTACAAGGGAGAAGTCAGCGACGAAGAAGTCTATGTCGTCGTCAAGTTCGATTGTGCCCGGGAAGTGGATTTCGGGAAAACTCAATTCTAAATCTTCCGTCAGAGCTTTCCCTGCATCTTTGCCTTTATTCTTTCCCATGTTCTTTCAATCTCTTTATTTTCATGCTCTCTGCAATCTCCTTTGCTTTCTCCAATTCCAAGGACTGCCGTCTTATACATTCTGAAAAGGTTTTTCGATTGCATTACATCTGCGAAGGAATTTTTCTTAAGCATGTCATTCCCTACTGTCGTTTGGAAAATAGCTGAGAAGCAACGCGCACTTCCGGCTTCTTGCATTTTTCCCGTTGGTTTTTGCACGTCCCCGTTATAAAGGTGTTCGAGGTTGAAATTTGTCCCTTTGAAGCCGTTCAGACCGACGATTCCACAACAGCACATATCGTCTCCCATCGTTCGCAGCCTGTTTTCCCCGCAAAAAAACGCAAGACCTAATTCGTGCGCTCTTTCTCTTATTTCTTCGTAGCGCGGTTTTAGTTCTTGCGATTTGTAGCAATAATCCCCTGCAATTTTCACCATTCCGCTGAACTGCTTTGTAAATTTCATTCCTTCGACAATTACTCCATATGCCCCGGCTTCTTTCATTTTGGAAAGGCTCTGCATGATTTCTCTGTGCGCCTCAATCATATATGGCTGTATTCTAACGATTACCCGCGGCACATATGGAGCAACTTTCTTTATGGTTGAGACTCTTTCGTCAAATGTTGGCGCTCCTTTTTCGATTTTATTATATAAGCTGCAAGCCGCTGAAACTTGAAGCACAACATTGCAATCCTTTATTACGTCAATATACCGTTCGTCTGCGATAACATTTCCTTTTGTCGATACGACGAACGGGTATCCAGTCTCCGCGAAAATTTTTAACGCTTTAAGGCTTGCGCCTTCTATTCTTTCTGCTGGCTGGAATGGGTCTGACATCCCCCCCCAGTGTAGCGGAATATTCCAGTCGCACCATTCTGTTTCAAGCGTTCTTTCTCCGCGAATAAAGGCTTTTAGTTGCTTCGAGCAGTCTTTGCTTTTTATCTTGTGAAGTTCGCTCTTTTTTCTCGCGAAACAATATTTACAATCGTGTGAACATCCAGAGTATGTATCAAACCGGATTGGAAGATCGCATAACACAACTTGCGAACCACACGAGATTCCAATATCGCTCATTTTACAAGCAACCAGCCTCTCTCAAAATCATGTTCGTGATATGCTCTTTCCCGTTTTTCTTTATAAAATCTTTCACGGAATTTTCATACGTTTTATTGAACGTTAAGGTGACGTCAAAGAGTTCGCTTTGTAATTCGTCATTCCTGATTCTCATGATGTCTTTTTCTCCGTCCGATGAAAGTGCATCAAGAATCCCCGAACCAAAAGCACCGAACCCAAACTCGCTCATGTCTATATCAACGATTTCCGCCAGCTCTTGGTCGAGCGCCGTAAAGTCCCAGCCGCTGTCCATGTTGGTTTTGTTGTGCGCCAGTGTGTACGCCTTGCGCTCTTCTTTTGTTAAGTGGTCAAGGCGGATGCACGGCACTGTTGGGATGCCGAGCTGCTTGCACGCTTCCAGCCGCCCGTGACCCTCTACAATCAGGTTTTCCTTGCCCCAGATGCCGATGGGGTCGTCCATGCCGAACCGCTTGATGCTTGCCTTGATTTCGTCGATTTGCTCCTGCGGATGCCGCTTCGCGTTTCTCGCGTAGGGTTTTACGCGGTCAACCGGCAACATACAATCCGTTTCGACGATTTTGATGCCGTTCCAGTCGAGCAATGGTTTTTCCTCCTCTTCGTCCGTCGCGTCCCCACCAACGCAACAAAGCGCACTCGCGCATAAATCCCGCCGCTGAAGAGGCAAGAGCAGCACTTCCATAGTCGCCTCTTCCAACAAAAAAGACGCTTGCATCACTGCTTGCGTCTCTCTTGCTGCTTTTACATTTTACATTATATCACGATTTTAACTCTCATTACTCTCATCTTTTACCGTCGAAAGAAAGTTTTTCACTGCCCAGCGCCCATTGGCGTTGAGCATCCGCTGCCATGCGCCGTTCTTCGGCGACCAGCGAAAACCGTTTGCTTTGAGCGCTTCCCGCGTCTCATCGTCGGGCTTGTCCGGAAAAATCAGCCGGATTCGCATGTCATCCGTGTTCTCCACCACGCGTATTCCCTTGATTACTTTTTCGCTATCTCCTTCCTCCTTTACTGCCGTAATGCTCGCGATTCGTTCTTTGATTCGCCGAATTTCCGCGCTGCTGTTTTGAATCGCGGATGCGCTGAACGGCTGTCCGCTGTGGCGCTTCATATAATTGCGCATTTCCTCCGCCTCTGCCGTTTCCTCACCAAAGAGATCGAATCCTTCCATCGTTCCGTTTAACTTGTAGTAGGTGTTTGCCTTCTTCATTGTTTCGTGCCACGATACCAGCTCATCAAGCTGGTTTTTGAGCCGCTCTATCGCTTTTGCGTCTCCCACCTTGATGCCTCCTGTTCCGACGCTCTGGATGCGGCGAAGCAACCCGATGATTTCTTCGTACTTTTCCGCGTTCCGCTTGTATGCTTCAATCTGCTTTTCCTTCTTCGCTCGATTGATGCCAGCAGGACCGGCAATCATGACAGAAGGGCACATCGTTCCGATAGCGTTTTCGCGGTTAATCCACTCCGCCAACTTCCGGCAGTAGCGGTTGAGCAGCATGTCAATCGTTTTTGCGCATTCCGGGTGCTTCTGCTTCTGTGCCTCTGCGATTGACTGTGCCCTGTCGCACATTACGCGATACTCGTTCGTTGCGTTGTTTTCCTCGTAATCGTCGAATGACATCATCTGCTTTGATGCCTTCGCGGTTTCCTCATTGATTTCATAATACATGCCCGAGTTGCCTCCTATTTCGCGCTCTAATGGGTTTGTCTGCTTCTCCTATAAATTCCCCCGCCCGATTGCTCCAACGGCTTTCGGGCGGCATTCTGTTGCGATTATGCGGGCTTGATTGCTTCCACCTGCTGCTTGGTGAACAAGTAGGCGGTCGTCAGGAAGAACCCGCTATTCTCTTTCTTTTCGTCAACGGTCTTTTCGTCCTTCTTCTGCTTGCGCGTCTTGGGCTTCCAGATGCTCACGGTCAGCGCGGCGTGTTCGCCCTTTTTAACCATGTACCCGTGATTCTTCCACTCGGCGAAGGTGTGAATCGGGAGGCGCAACCCGTTCATGATGTAGGCTGCGGCTTCCTCTTCGGAGAAGATGCCCGCGCTGATGGCGGACTTGACGATGATTTCTTCGTTCGACATTGTGCTTGCTCCTCTCTTACTTCACGATGACGGTTTCCCAGTCGGTGAGGACTGCGGTAGTCCCGAAGCAGTCATTAGCGATGCGCTTGTACTCGCCAGTCCACGCGTCGCGGGTATAAGTCCAGTTGCGGGTGGTGTACTCCATGTTGCGGTTGAGAGTTTCCAGCGCCTTGGTGCTCAGCTTGATGGTCTTCATAATCATTACCTCTTTCTGTCGTGGGCTTTATTTTTCGTACCGCCCTCCTGACACTATTATTATAACATATACTGCCGTATATGTCAAGGGGCAAATCTCATTTTTTTCGGGTTTTTTGCAAACTTTTTTTACGCAACGAAAAAGGCGCACCCCAGCGGATGCGCCCCATGCCCTTATTGCTTTTTGTTGCTGATTATCTCACGCCCGACATAGGCGTTTACGGAATCGACGATTAGCTGCGCCATCGAGAGACCACGGCGCTTTGCTTCTTCTTCCAGCGCCTCTTTGCTCCCAGCTCGAACGTCGAAGCGCACCGTCTTGATTCCTTCTTTTTCTCGATATTTCTTCATCGCGCGAACTGACACGTCGCCTTGGTAGTACTCTTCCCTCATTGCCACAACCCCTTTCGTGATATTACTATTAGTCCCACATGTGCTTATGGCAATAGTCTGTCCACTCCTGCTCCATGTCAGTGATGGCTTTTGCGTAGTCCTCGCCGTCAATGATGCGCTCACGCGCCTTGCTTCCGGCGGATGCCTTGGCATAATTAGTCGAGCGGCTATAAGATTCCGCTTTGAGCAACGCAGCAGCGCGCGGGTACTGCTCTTTCAGCGCCTCAATGTTCACCTTCGGTTCGGCGGGACGGATGCCGTCGCCGTTGTCGATGGCGCGCACTGTGTCATCGTGCCACTTGTCCCACTCTTCACGCGCCTTTTCAATCAGCTTCACGCCGGGGATAGCGGCGCGGCGCGCTTCGCGCTCTCTGCCGATTCGGGCGGCTTCTTCGCGCTTCGCGGCTTCTTCCGCGTCGCGCTCCGCCTTTTCCTCCAGCAGAATAGCCTTGATTTCCTGCAAGGCGGCAGCATTAGGGCGCGGCATGGATTTCACCCAACCTATCACATGCAGCATTCCGGCATGTTCGCCGCTGGTGAGGATTTCAAACTCAAATTTTGGGTTGTCGTACAGCTTTTTCGCGGCAGGGGACAGCTTCGCGTAGTTTTCGGGCTTCATTTCCTTACCTCTTTCTGTCGGGGGCTTTTATTTTGTACCGCCCCTTGACACTATTATTATATCATATACTGCCGTATATGTCAAGGGCAAATCACATTTTTTTTCGAGATTTTTTGCAAAGGAAATCGCGCACCTTTCGATGCGCGACCGCCTTATTCCGCGCTCTGGATTTTCTGCTCTGCGTTACCAATTACGCGGAAGACGTGCTGCTCGGAATACGCCAGATTGTAGCTGATTTCCCGGACACTCCTTCCCTCCAGATACCGCATCCTCATGCACTGCACTTCCAGCGGACTTTCCAGCGCATCCACCAGCGGCGCAAGCTCTTCGCGCATCCTGCACAACTCGTCCCAGATTGCTTTCTTGCGCTCCAGCGCCTCGACGCGATACAGCAGCCCTTTCTCCGTGCTGTTCATGCTCCCGCCCATGCGCGGCGCGTCGCTGATTGTCCGCGTCAGCTTCTGCGCCCGGATTTGCGCCTGTTCTGCTCGCAAGCAAGCCATAGGATACCGCCTGATGAGATACCGCATCCGCTTTAAGTCAACCATTTTCCCCTCCCGCAACCGCCCCACGATTATTTTACCCCTTCAAACGCCTTGATGACAGCTGTATACAGCGCCGGGCGAATCTGTCCGCTCATTAGCTCCGTGTACAGCATATCTTGTACCTTCTCGATTGCCCCGTTTGCCTCCTTCTCGCCGTTTAGCCGCCTGATTGCGTCCTGCGTCGCCCTGACTTTGTATGCATCGTGGCGGCTTTTGCATCCGCGCGAAACGTTCCCCGCAAGCCGCTTGACGTTCTTTTCCAGCTCTTTCTCCAGCCAAAAAGAGTACCGGATGTCGTCGGTGTCCACCATTGTCTCACTCTCCGTCCATGTATCGCATAATTGCGTCAATTGCTTCTTGGCAACCCTTCGCCACGACGCAACGGTATCCCTCGGCGGTAAGCATTTTCATGCGCTCTTTCTGCGATGTCGATACCGTCCCGCCCTTGCGCCGCTTCATCTCGATAAAAAGCCCGTGTTCACGTCCGTTTGAGACGGGCAGAAAGATGTCAGGCACTCCTGCACGCGTCCCTGTTCGCTTCATCCTCGCGGCGGTTGCTTTGGCGCGATAACCTCCGTTCGGGATGGCGAACATACCTTTGAGCCACGGCTTCGTTGCGCTTTGAGCATCTGCCCAATGAAAAAGGGCTTCCTGCTCTTCATCCTCCGTCGGGATTACATCGGCATAAAGAGAACGCCGTGTAGTCCGCATTCTGGATTTGTACATTTTACCCATGCGCCTCCTTGAACATCAATCGTAGTGTATCGCTTCATCACTGCGTTGCAAACCGGGCAGATTGTCAGTGCGTTCAGCCATTCTTGCCTTTCGACCATGCTGCACCTCCTTTCTGCGCCTTCATGCACATTGCGGCAACCTGTACGGCTTCGCAAGCAAGCAGTGTGCTGCCGCTGCTGTTTTGCTCGCGCACATCGTGAATACTTTCTCGTCGTCTCGGCGGTTCGCAAGACAGACGTCGTTTGCCTTTCGGATGACACGCTGCATCTCTTCTTTCGCTTCTTCGACTTCTTCCCAAATCACGGAGAACGCCTCCGGCATGGAGTTGAACGTCTCGCCATGCTCTTTCTGCGCTCGAAGAAGTTCGGAGAATACAACCGTTACAATCTCATCTTGCAATTCTCTCACAACCATCATCACTCCTTATTGATAAATGCGCAAGCAACACATACCGTAGCCGCCAGCAGACACAGCAAACCGATAACCATCATCG